CTGCTGAGCGATCTACTATTGATAAACTAAAACAAAACCCAACATTTTCAGGTGAAGGTAAAAATGCAAGATTAAAAGGATATGTATCTGCACTTAAAAAAGAACTTAAAGCAGAACATAATATTAATCTACAAGATTTATTAACTGTAGTAATGTTAGATGCTGAAAAAGCAGGTGACAAATTTAAAGATGATATTGCAACTAACACAATTGAAAAAGATGCTGCTGCACAAGTATTAGGTACAGAAAAAGGACAACGTGGTAGAAAAGCAGACCCAAACAAACCAGAAAAACCAGCTTCAACAGGTAAAAAAGGAAGACCAGCAGGTTCAGGTTCAGATAATACTCCTAAAGTAGCTACTCGTACACCTGGAGAGGATGGATTTGATGATGTGTCATATTCAGATGCAGAAGATGAAGAAGGCCCATCAGCTAAAGATATAGCAGGTGATAAAACAGCAAACCAATTATCAAATATCTCATCAGATAAAAAAGAAAAATTTAATTTAGGTTTAAAATTTATTGGTAAATATAAAGATGATAAAGCTAAAATTGATGCTTATTTGAAAAAAGCTAAAGACGAATATAAATTTCCAAAAACAATGTTGGACGATTTAAAAAGAGCAGCTGGTAGAGGAGTTGAATAATGGTAAAAGATAAAATATTAAATATTAGAATATCGCACCTTATAATGGGTGCGATTATTTTATTTTTACTGTGGTTTGCATTTTTAAAACCAACTAAAAACGATTCATCTAAATACGATAAACAAAAACAACAAATTGATAGTTTAGATAATATTTTAAATGGATTAAAAAAAGAACAAGTTGAATTAAATAAATCTATTGAATTTCATCAAACAAAAATAGATTCATTAGATTGTGAAATAGATAGCACCAACCAACAAATAACAAATATACGTAACTATTATGGTAAAAAAATTAGGGATATTGCTAATTACACTCCTTCTCAACTTGACGATTTTTTCTCAAAACGATATAAATAAAGTTTGTTTTGATCAAAGCACAGCTAAAAAAATAGCAGCTGATTTAGTTAAAGGGGATTCTGCAAAAGTAGAATTAGAGAAAACAAAAAAATTAGTATTTCAATTAAATGAAAAAATAGTTGAAAAAGATAGTGTTATTTTATTTTATATAAAAAAAGATACTAACTATATTAATCAAGTAAAAAGTTATGCTGAAATAAAGGAAAAACAATCTATTTTAGTTACGGGTCTTGAAAAAGACAAAGATAAACTTATTACCGAAAATAACAATTTAAAAACAGGCCTTAAATGGGTTGGTGGAGGATTCGTGGGAACCCTAATTTCCTTACTTACATTTGCATTAGTTAAATAATTTATGTCTGATTTAAGAAAAGCAATAAGAGAAGAATATATTAAATGTGCAGCATCACCTGCATATTTTATGAAAAAATATTGCTACATCCAGCATCCAAAACGTGGTAGAATTCAATTTAATCTTTACCCATTCCAAGAACGTGTTTTAACTTTATTTCAACAAAACGATTATTCAATTGTATTAAAATCTAGACAGTTAGGTATTTCTACTTTAGCAGCAGGTTACTCATTATGGTTGATGTTATTCCATGAAGATAAAAATGTGCTATGTATTGCAACTAAACAGGAAACCGCTAAAAACATGGTTACTAAAGTTAAGTTCATGTATAATAGTTTACCTTCATGGTTAAGAGAACAAGACAAACCAGCTGAGGAAAGTAAATTAACCCTTAGATTAAATAATGGTTCTCAAATTAAAGCCACTTCAGCATCAAGTGATGCAGGTCGTTCAGAAGCCGTTACTTTGCTAATAATTGATGAGGCAGCTTTCATTAATGGTATAGGTGAGATATGGGCATCAGCTCAACAAACCTTAGCTACGGGTGGGGGTTGTATAGCATTATCTACACCTTATGGTACAGGTAACTGGTTCCATAAAATGTGGGTTGGTGCAGAAATGAGTGAAAATAGTTTTCTACCTATTAGATTACCTTGGCAAGTTCATCCTGAACGAGATCAAACATGGAGAGATTTACAGGATAAAGATTTAGGTGTTAGAATGGCAGCACAGGAATGTGATTGTGACTTTAGTACTTCTGGAGATACTGTATTTTATCCTGAAGATATAGATTTTTATGGAAAAACTTATATAAGAGACCCGTTGGAAAAACGAGGAGTAGACCAAAACTTATGGATTTGGGAACCAGCAGATTATTCTCGGAACTATTTGATCGTAGCAGACGTTGCTCGTGGTGATGGTAAGGACCATTCAGGATTTCATATCTTTGATATTGAAACATTCACCCAGGTAGGTGAATATAGAGGACAAATCGGAACAAAAGATTATGGTCATTTACTAGTAAGTATAGCAACTGAATATAATAATGCTTTATTAGCAGTTGAAAATTCTAACATAGGATGGTCTACTATTCAAACAATATTAGATAGAGGTTATCAAAATTTCTATTATTCACCTAAGGGTGGAAATATGACAGTTGATTCGTATTTTGATCCATATATGGATACAAGTAGAATGACACCTGGGTTTACAATGTCAACAACAACTCGTCCTATTGCTATTGGAAAATTTCAAGAAGCAGTAGCAGATAAAGGAGTAACATTTCAATCAATAAGATTACTTGAAGAAATGAAAGTATTTATTTGGAGAAATGGTAGAGCAGAAGCACAATCTGGATACAATGACGATTTAGTAATGGCATTTTCAATTGGGTGCTACTTAAGAGACACAGCATTTAAATTGAGACAAAGTGGAATGGAAATGACTAAAAGTATCCTTAATAGTATGACCGCTAATACTACAAAATATTCAGGTGGATATTCAAATATGCCTCAATCTCCTGATGGTACTCATAATAATCCTTTTAAAATAAATAACCCTTATTCAAACGGCCAAGAAGATATATCTTGGTTACTATAAAAACAAAACATGGCAGATACTAAATTATTTTCAAGATTAAAAAGATTATTTTCAACCGATGTAATCATTCGAAATGATGGGGGAAATCAACTAAAAGTAGTTGATATAAACAAAATACAAATCTCAGGTGAATATGAAACAAATGCACTTGTAGATAGATTTAATCGAATATATACTAACTCACATACATCAATTTATGGATACCAAAGTAGCTTTAATTACCAAACATTAAGACCTACTTTATATTCAGAATATGATTCAATGGATACAGATGCTATTATTGCTTCTGCTTTAGATATTTTATCTGACGAAAGCACATTGCGTAACGACATGGGAGAAGTGCTTCAAATACGTAGCTCAGATGAGGACGTGCAAAAAATTCTATATAATTTATTCTACGACGTACTAAACATAGAATTTAATTTATGGCCTTGGATTCGTAATATGTTGAAATATGGAGATTTCTTTTTAAAATTAGAAATAGCTGAAAAATTTGGAGTATATAATGTAATCCCATACAATGCATATCACATTGAAAGACAAGATGGATATGATAGAGACCATCCAAATTCAATTCGTTTTAGATTTGATCCAGATGGTATTTCATCACCATCAGATTATGGATACTATAATGTACCAAATGCTGGAGGACAAGCTAATTCAATTTATTTTGATAACTATGAAATGGCTCACTTCCGTTTACTTACAGATACTAACTTTTTACCTTATGGTAGATCGTATTTAGAACCAGCTCGTAAATTGTTTAAACAATATACTATGATGGAAGATGCGATGTTAATTCATCGTATTGTTAGAGCGCCTGAAAAACGTATATTTTACATTAATGTTGGTAATATTGCTCCTGCTGAAGTAGAAAATTTCATGCAAAAGACAATATCTAAAATGAAACGTACTCCATATATTGATCAACAAACAGGTGATTATAACTTAAAGTACAATATGCAAAATTTACTTGAAGATTTTTATATTCCAATTCGTGGTAATGATCAAGCAACTAAAATAGATAATTTAGCTGGTTTGCAATGGGATGGAATTCAAGACGTTGAGTATTTAAGAGATAAATTATTTGCTGCTCTTAAAGTACCTAAAGCGTTTATGGGGTATGAAAAAGACTTAACAGGTAAAGCTACATTAGCCGCTGAAGATATTAGATTTGCCCGTACAATTGAACGAATTCAACGTATTATAGTATCTGAATTAACTAAAATAGCATTAGTTCATTTATATACTCAAGGTTTTACAGATGAGAGTATGACTAATTTTGAACTATCATTAACTACACCATCAATTATTTATGATCAAGAAAGAGTAGCATTAATGAAAGAAAAAGTAGATCTAGCTGCTCAAATGATGGAAAATAAATTAATGCCTACTGATTGGATATATGAAAACATATTCCATTTAAGTGAAGATCAATATGATGAATATAGAGACTTGATCGCTCAAGATGCTAAACGTAAATTCCGTATAACTCAAATTGAAAACGAAGGTAATGATCCACTTGAAACAGGAAAATCATACGGTACACCACATGATCTAGCCTCGTTGTATGGCCGAAGTAGATATGATGCTGGAGAAGTACCTGTTGGATATGAAGAAGAAAAACCTATACTAGGCAGACCTGAAGAAAAAGTATCTGATAGAAATACTCAAGATAATGCTTTAGGTAAAGATAGAATAGGAGCATTAGGTGCTAAAAAAGATAATGATGAATCGGATTCAACCAAACCACAATACAAAGGTGGATCTCCATTAGCATTGGAAACTAAACGAAACAAAAATACAAAAATGTTTAAAGATATTGTAACCCATAAAAAACAAATGATCTTTGAAGCAGATATAAAGGGAAATTCACTATTAGATGAATCACAAATACGAGAG